GCACGTTCACCAGTTGGGGCAAGACCGCCTAATTCGTGCGAACACATTGCAAGCGTAGCGGGTCGGGAGGCTGGCAACAAACCTTTGTGGCGCAGTTTGTCGGCAGCGGCTAGGTATAAATTAGATAAAGTCATTGTGGTCCCCAAGTAATTGTGTGGCACGATCAAGACCAACTTCTGTTTGAATCATTCGACGCAACCTGACAATTGTTTCAGCGTTTAGCAACATTCCCTCCATTAATGCTTTGTTAGATTCTTGCAACTGGCGTATCAGCTGCGCTGCCTCGGTCTGTTCTTGATGCGTCATAAAAAACCCGTTCTCAAGGTTTCTCAGGATTTGTTTTGGGCTAAGTGGGTTCATTTGTGTGTTCTGTCCAATGCGTAGAGGGCTGTATACAGATGCGGATGCGTTGTGTCGTTAAGTAGTACACCTTTATCCCCAATGTATCCTGTAGGCTTTAATTTAGCTAGATTGTCAGCAGCCTGGCGATACGCACAGGGATTGTACTCAGCATTGCAGCGACCGCCGCAAGCCTCTTTAAACAGGTGGATATAGTCGGCCTTGTTCATAACCGTAATCCAAACGGGTTGTGGGCGTGTTTAACAACGAGGTTTTCGTAATTATCTGAAGATTCTGTAGCAGTCGGTGCTTGTCGAATCGTGACATACACACAAGGTGAGCCACGCCTACCATCCCCACGTTTCTCGATCTTGTTGTTGCGCTGAAGTTTGGCAAGTTGTGTGTAGATGCTGATCTTTTCAAGACCGCAGTAATCAGCAATATCAACTGTTGTTTTAGGCTCAATGCAATACCGTAATATCTTTTGTTCTGTTGACATATATTTCCTTTAAAAGGATACATTAAGCTATCTAAACAGATCAATCAAGAAGTATTAACTAAGTGATAACCCTTACTCTGTTTATTTTAAATATAGTTCCCCTACCCTTATACCCACCCACCAACAGTAGTTGCTAGTAGTTGAGGATAAATCCTTTACGACAGACCTGTACCTTGTTAGGTTTATGGCAGGCGGCTCACCCCACCCCTAGATTCCCTAAAACACTAACAGTCCTTGCAAGTGTAGAAGATCAATACCTAGAGTAAATGGTTTTAGTTTGTTTCCAAACTCTGTCTATATCCTGTTCGATTTCTCTACTTAGGCGTGCGGGTCACACGGGATACAACTTTAATTCTTTACTTAACCTGTTCTGGGTACGAGTGGTCACTCTATTAGCTAATGCGCCCTGACAGTTATCCAACAAAAAAGCCGCTTAAATCTATATATTGGTTGCAGAACATCTTTTTTAAGGATGTCACCCCGAAGGGTCAATATATAGATTTAAACGGCTTAATTATCTGCAACGATAACGATTTGATTCTGCCACCGTCTTTCCGATGTGTCAAGGTCTAAAGCTAACCTAGTGAAACACGACCCTTATCATTGATGAGTTTCTGCTTGCTAAAGGCTTAATCAGTCTAATGCAACTCAGGCCAGATTTGTTGCCAGTTGGGGATTTCTTTTCTTGACCACTTACCGTTTGATTTCTTTTCAAGCTCGGCAGCCAGCAACACTAACTTATCACCAGGCAAACCATTGTTGCGCCATTGCGATACAGCTGGTGGACTGACACGGCAGAGCTTGGCTACAGCAAATGTGCCACCTAATGTTTGGATGATTTCTGTTGTATTCATGTTAGATAGCTTAACAGATGAGGTTTTGTATGTGTTGACTTATCTATTTAGATACCTTAATATTTATCTTACTGACATACCCGTCAGGATTTCATACAGGTGCATAAATGAATGAATTAGCAAAAGCATTAGTCAAGGCGCAGGCAGCAATGTCACACGCAGCCAAAGATAGTAAAAATCCCCACTTTAAATCTGCATACTCTAGCCTAGCTAGTGTGATCGACGCTGTGCGGCCTGCTCTGTCGGCTAACGGTTTAGCCTTTGTGCAGATGTTGCATACCGCTGAAAGTGGCGTAGCAGTCGAAACCGTACTTATCCACGAATCAGGCGAACAACTTAGCTGCGGCACGTTGTTTATTCCCGCAACCAAACAAGACGCACAAGGCTTTGGCTCTGCAATTACTTACGGTAAACGCTACGGTTTGCAAGCAGCACTCGGCATTGCAAGCGAGGATGACGATGGCACAGCTGCCGTAAAAACACCGCCTAAACCAATTGAAAAACCAATTGAGAAACCAAAAGGCATTGAACTTGACCACACTATTGCTCAAATGGCATCAGCGGTAAGTTATGAAGGTTTAAAAGACATATTTAGAACTGCATGGCCTGTTTGCTTGAAAGAGCAACAGATTCCGTTAAAGGCTGCATACGATCAATTTAAAGCAAACTGGGAACAACAATAATGGCAAACGATCTTAACCGCTGCGAGTTCATTGGGCGCTTGGGCAAAGACCCCGAAGTACGTTACACCGCTGACAGCAATGCAATCTGTAATTTCTCAATTGCGGTGGGTTACAAGACCGCAACGAAAGAAACGACAGAATGGGTCAGAATCACGGCGTTTGGTAAGTTGGCAGGAATATGTGCCGACTACCTAAAGAAAGGCTCACAGGTCTTTGTAGCGGGTCGTATGACTACTCGCAAGTGGCAGAACAAAGATGGCGTGGATCAGTACACAACTGAGGTGGTTGCTGACCAAATGCAGATGCTTGGTGGTCGGCCTGCTGAAGATGCGCCACCAATTGCTGCTAAACCAGACGGTGGTTATCGAGCCATGAAGGAAGGCACGTTTGTTCCAATGGAATCTGACTTTAACGATCCACCGTTCTGATGAGTCAGTCAGAAGAAGCAATACTTATTTCTTGGCGATTGCAGCAATGGTACGAAAACATGGTCTTAGACGCTAGGGCCATGCAAGACCTACAAGATGCAATCGAGATGCTTAAACAACTAGCTAAACAGGTGCAAAAATGATTATTAAATCAGCAGACTCAGAATCAGGCCATTGGTACGCAGCTGACGGTTCACCAGCCTACCGAATCATTGGCAAAAACGGCAAAGAGCGTAATACAACGGTTCGTGACGCAAGAGAACGCAACTTAGTTCCGTCAGTCACTACCGTGTTGGGATTGGTTGCCAAGCCTGGGCTTAACACTTGGTTGCAACAACAGGTCTTACTGGCTGCGCTAACGTTGCCACGCATTGCTGGCGAAACAGAGGAAAACTGGCTAGAACGGGTTATGTCCGACAGCAAGAGTACAGGCCGTGACGCTATGGATCGTGGCACGATGATGCATGGGGTGCTCGAGCGTTTCTACCGTGGCGAGAAAGACGATTATCCTGTTTACGTTGACCAGGTTGATGCGTCGATCAGAATCCACTTTGGGCATGACCAGACTTGGGAGGCAGAACGCTCGTTTGCATACGAGGGATTTGGCGGCAAAGTTGATTTGATTGCTGAAAACATCGTAATCGACTTTAAGAGCAAGGATAAGCTCGACAAGGTTGTGCCGTACCATGAGCAACTAATGCAATTGGCGGCTTACCGTGTTGGCCTTGGCAAACCAACAGCCAGATGCGCCAACGTGTTCTTTACTGCCGAAGGTGATGTAAAACTGATCGAACATTCAGAGGAGGATTTAGCCTCTGCATGGGATTGCTTTCAGTATTTGTTAGCGTTTTACAAGCGTAAAAACAACCTATAATAAATTGCGGGGAAAGCCGTGTCCCTCACACTCCTTGTTCAGCGAGTACCCGCATCCTGTTGTAAAAACCTCAAAAAGTAAAAAATAATTGCAAAACTAGGGTTAACACCTATGCTTTTATTATTTAGATAGCTTAATATCTGTACATGGCAACACGCCATTAACCACGACAAAAGGTACATAAATGAGCAAACTAATCCAAGCATTTAAAGCAGACCCATCTGACAAGAATCGTGCAAAGTTAGCGGCATACTTGCAAAAACACATGATGGCGATTTGCATGGCAAGCCCAGACGAGCAGCAATTCCTGAAAGTTAACGGGTTTAAGGGGTAAGCCATGAAACATTCATACATACAACTAACAGACGAAGGCAAGCGCCAACTGATGCGTGAACTTAGCCTTGAACTTACTGACAAAAAAATTGCAGAACTTATGGATCAATTTGCGGATGGCGTTAAAACAGACAGCAACGGCGAACCGTACATCAAGATTGACCGTGACGATGTGCTGATGTGCGCCTGCCCGATGTACACACACTTCATTGACATTAACCATATTGAAACCGTGACAGCAAACCAGGAGGATGGCAGCGATGAATAAACGTAACTGGCCTTTCTTGACTGACTTGGGCGATCCTAATTGGACAGGTCGCACCACTCGCACAATGCGTAACCAGACACGCTATACGTCAGCTGACGAGCGCATACCGTTGGTAGCTTGGGTTGTAGGCTTGTTGATGTTGGCGCTTGTGTTTGGTTTCTTTCCACTTTTATCATTGGTGATGCTATGAACAAAATAGATTTAATTATTGATGCGCTTGAGAACTGCAAAGGATTGACTCAAATAGATAGAGCGCATCTTAAAAAAGCCCTTGCCGCTGCCCGTGAGTTGCGAGCGTTGCAGCCTGTTGGTGTTTTTGAATACGATGAAGAAAACAAAGTTTGGGAAGAATTAACGCCAAACTGTGAAGGTGTAAAACTTTACGCACTAGACGAGGTTAAACATGACTGACCAAAGATTAGTAAAACAACTCGATTTGTACGAACGTGCCTACCTTGTCTTGACAATTTGGGCAGAGGATTACAGCAACGTTGACCCAGATCACCAAAAAGTTATTGAGGATCTGCAACAAGAAATTAAACGCATCACTAAAGAGTTGGAACGCAAGCCTGCATACTGGATGCATTGCGATGGGCCGAAAGCAAGAATTGTATTTACGCCTGAACCTGGTGCTGTTGCCATGTACCGTCAGGAGGTGTAATGAGCGATTACATCAAAAAACTGGCTGAACAGGCCGGAATGGAATGGGAAACGCAGAGTTGGTGTTGGTTGGCAAATCCTCCGCATCTTGAAAAATTTGCCGAACTTGTGCGACAAAATGAGCGTAAAAGTTGCGCCAACATTCTTGAATCGTTTGCTGAAGATATGGAAAACAGAGAATGGTCAATGGGCGCAGCTGCAATGCGTGGTGCTGCCGACACCATTAGGTTTAAACAAAGTAGTGACGAAGCAGAAGGTGAAAAATGAACCAAGTCGCTAGAAACACCGATCCGTTAACCAGTTGGGATGCTGCTGACTCTGCCAAGTCTTTAGCGGCTCAACACGCAACAATAATCATTCAAGCCTTGTGCAAGTATGGCCCGCAAGGAAAAGACGGTATAGCGCAAATTACGGGACTTGATGGTAATCAAGTTGCCAGGCGCTTAAGTGAATTAGAACGCAACCATGAAATCCTGCTAACTGGTCGCAACGTGCAAAGCAAAAGTGGCAGGGCCGAACGGGAATGGAAGGTTATGCCAAAGCAAATGGATTTGATATGAGCTACATAATTGGAAACTTACCGCCAATTAAGTGCTTTGTGCGGAGAGAGTTTTTGTACAATTTTGAAAAAGGCCACGGTGAGCTCGAGCCTGCGATTTGGGTGAGCATTAAGGCAATCCGTGGGCAAGTGTTTCGCATTGAAAGCCTGTTGCCACGGTACGGCGCTTTGTACGACAAACTGCCTATCCAGGCTTATGTTTGGAATACCAAACATGGTGATTTGGATTACGACATATTGCAGTTATGGGATTGCATGGGCTACAGGTTTACAATCCATGAAAAGATTGGCTTGCGTAACCTTGGAGTCAAATTCTTAGGTAAAGATAAAGAATGGCACTTTGGTAAATACTTGTTTACGGTAGATTTTTGTGCCGACGGTATGGATGTTGACACAGGTTTTACTGAAGTTGCTGAAGAACACAAAAGTTTTAATTTTATCCGGCTAGATAATGGTCAATTTGCAGCACAGCCTAATAACCGATGCCTGTGGTACGACCAATCGTTAATACCGGCTAAAACAGACTTTCCAGACTTTCAAGCATCACGCCATATTTGGACTGTAGACGGATCACGCAAATGGTCAGCGGGTGATGATTGGTTCTACGACATAAACGAAAGGGGACTAAGTGAATGAGTTGGCTCTTTTCGCAGGCGCTGGTGGAGGAATACTTGGGGGACACCTCCTTGGATGGAGAACCGTCTGCGCCGTTGAGTGGGAACAATACCCAGCAAGCGTACTGTGCGCCCGACAAAATGACAAAATTCTCCCGCCTTTCCCGATATGGGATGACTGTCAAACCTTTGACGGATACCCATGGCGAGGCATTGTTGACGTTGTATCTGGCGGGTTTCCCTGCCAAGACATTTCAGCGTCAGGGGGGGGGGGAGGAATTGAAGGCCCAAAATCCTCAATGTGGAAACACATGGCAAGGATCATTGGCGAGGTTAGACCCCAATACGTCTTTGTGGAAAACAGCCCAATCCTCACTTCTAGAGGACTTGGAGTTGTCCTTGCAGACCTTTCCAAAATGGGGTTTGATGCAAAATGGGGCGTTGTATCAGCTGCCGACGTTGGTGCAAACCATCTCAGAGAGAGGATTTGGATTAGGGCAGTATGTAACGCCAACAACACGGGATTACAAAGGAATGAGTGGGTCAGGTTTTCGGGAAAGACACGGAATAAATCACAATCTAGCCGATTGTCTTGGTGGAGTACCGAACCCGATGTTCTCAGAGTGGCTAATGGGATTCCCGCCAGGGTGGACAGACTTAAAGCCATTGGTAATGGACAAGTCCCTTTATGTGCAGCAACTGCATGGGAGTTACTTAAATGAGTGAATACAGCCCACATCCCGCTATTGAGTACATTTGGGACAATGCGCCGGCATATGCCAAAGCAAAAGGCGAACTAGCCCAACTGGAGGCGTTTAAGTCAAGCCTAAAAGCTATTCTAATGAAAGAATCAGGCGAAACTAGCATTGGAGGTCAAGAACGTGAGGCTTACGCTCACCCAAAATATCAAACCCATTGCGACGCTATTGGGGCAGCAACCGAGCAGGCCGAGTTGCTTAAATGGCGTATGACTAGCGCACAGATGCGATTTGATGCCTGGCGCACCGAACAAGCCAGTAATCGACAAATTGAGAAAATAACCAAATGAGAACACTTACGGCTTATTTTTCTGTCAACGAAGAAACTAAAATCAAATACTCAGAGTCGTTTATAGCTACACATTGGGTAATTCAAGCCGATATTTTGGGTGATTTGATTGCTGAATTACAGAAAAAATACGAATCAATCATTATTGAACAGAGAAAAACCAAATGAAAGATTATTCTGAAAGCCTAATTAAACTTAAAGCAATGCTGCATCAATACCAAAAACTTGTATTGCAGGGCAAATATGACGCAGCAGCGGACATTGCTGTGGATATGCAAATCGTTGTGGTTGACTTGCAAGAATGGACAGAGGCTCAAGTTGACCAAAGCGCAACGTAAACACTTTGAGAAACTGGCTAACCTTGGATGCTCACTTTGCAGACATTTGGGGTACGGGGAAACGCCGGCCCATATTCATCACATACGACGATTAGGGATGAAGCGTGAAAATTCGCCGGTTATACCGCTATGCCCGACTCATCATGTGGGCAATGATGGGGTACATGGATTGGGTAAAAAGGCGTTTGCTCAAAAGTATGGGGTTACAGAAGAAGATTTATTAAATCAAACTGAGGCATTGTTATGAAATTGTTTAAACAGTTTACTTTTGAGGCAGCGCACACATTACCGGATTACCCACAGGTTCATGGTCATACTTACTATGTGGAGGTTTGCATTTGGGGTGAAAGCTCAGACGATTATGTTATCCGTGAGTCTGAAGTTACAGATGAAATCCTAATTGTTAAAGATTTGCTTGACCATAAATACTTAAATGATTTTATTAAAGTGCCTACAAGCGAAAACATTGCTAAATTCATATGGAATGAATTAGAGCATTTCCCATTGGTCGGTGTGAAAGTTGAACGACCATCATTAGGCTTTGGCGTAATTTATCAAGGTGTTGAATGATTCATTATCACGGCCTGCCAATTACACCTGGTACTGCGGCGGCTCTTGCAATCACAACAGGCCATGCCTTTATTAGTTATGCCCATCCCGAACAATTGCCAATAGCCATTGAAGTTTGTCAAAGTTTCGCCGTAGACAATGGGGCATTTAGCGCATGGAAGAAAGGCAAGCCAATATTGGATTGGTCGGGTTACTACGATTGGGCAGCAAAAGCTAAACTTGTCCCGTCTTGTGACTTTGCGGTGATTCCAGACGTAATTGACGGAAATGAGGCCGATAATGATGCATTATTAGCCGAATGGTCATTGCCCAAATGGTTTGGCGCACCAGTTTGGCATATGCATGAATCATTTGACAGATTAGAACGGTTGGCAAATGACTATCCAAGGGTTTGTTTAGGCAGTAGCGGCAATTACGCAACAATTGGTACACAGCAATGGTGGCAACGTATAGCCCAAGCAATGCGGGTAATTTGCAATGATGACGGTCAGCCATTAGTTAAATTGCATGGCTTGCGAATGTTAAACCCTGAAGTATTTACAAGGCTACCGTTTGCGTCAGCTGACAGTACAAACATTGGCAGGAATATCGGGATAGACCAATCTTGGAAAGGAAACTATATGCCACCAAGCAAAGAAGTCAGGGCGCAAGTAATGAGGGCAAGAATTGAATCTCACAATGCGCCGGCCCGTTGGAATTTCTTTGTGCCTGAACAATTGCAACACTCACTTATATGATTGCTACCCTCCAATTGCCGCTACCGCCATCCATGAACACTTATTGGCGCAATTTCAGGGGCAGAACAATCCTCAGTCAGGGCGGCAGGGATTACAAACTAGCGGTGCAAGAGTACGTCACAATCAACAAAATACCCAGTTTTGGCGCAAATAGGCTCATGGCGATCATTACTATCTTCCCAAGGGATAGACGCAGCATTGACCTAGACAATAGACTAAAAGGCTTATTTGACGCATTGCAAGATGCAGGCGTGTTTGACGATGATGGACAATTCGACAAAATAGAAATAGCTAGGGGGTCGATTAAATCAGGCGGCGGTTGTACAATTGTGATAGCTATCTTGTGAGGTCACTATGGACTATCCTGCCGTTTTCGTGTCTACCTTGTTCCACAGCGGAACAAATGCACACTTTATGCACTTGCAAACCGACAGCTACGCCAAGCACGTTGCGCTGAACGAATACTACGACACGATCATTGAGCTAGTCGATAAGTGGGCAGAGGCGTATCAAGGCGCTTACTCTATCATCAAGAGCTATCCCAAAGACTTTCACCTAGCCACCGATCCCGTCAAATACATCACAGGCGTAAAAGCGTTTGTTAAAGACATTCGGACAGAGTTGCCGCAGGATTCAGAGCTATCTAACATTGTTGATGAAATTGCAGGATTGATTGACAGTACGCTGTACAAGCTCAAATCATTTAAATAAACCCCAAAAGCTCGGCAAAGCTAATGGGGTTCTACCAAAACAACAGCTAAGGAGTTGAAATGGATAAGTCTAATTTTATTCTTACAAAAGAATTATTGCAAAATCATTTTGAATACAAAGATGGCAATTTGTATTGGAAAATTAAAGGTACTGGAATTTTAAGAGAGCGATCTGGTTGGGTTGATGGGCTTGGATATGTTTGTATTGGGTTCAAAAGAAAAACGTACAAAGCGCACAGATTGATTTATTTGATGCACCACGGTTATTTGCCTAAGATTGTGGATCACATTGATGGAAACCCCAAAAACAATCAAATTGAAAACTTGCGTGAAGCTCAAATGATTGAAAACGTATGGAATCAAAAGAAACGTAGTACAAATACAACTGGTGTAAAAGGCATTAGTTACAGCAAAAAAGCAAATAAATATACAGCTCGGTGTATGAGTAATGGAATTAGCTTTTTTATAGGTCAGTTTGATAAAATTGAAGATGCAACGCAAAACCTAATGGCTTTTAGAAATAAAGCACACGGGTCTTTTGCTAGACATGAATAGGATACGAAAATGAAAGCCGGTTTGTACGCCAATATTCTTGCCAAACAGGAACGCATCAAAGCCGGCAGCGGCGAGAAAATGAGAAAGCCAGGCGATCCAGGCGCACCTACGGCTAAAGACTTTAAAGAATCAGCCAAGACAGCCAAGGACAACAAGAAATGACAGCGGCTTGGCAACGCAAAGAGGGGCAAAACCCTGCTGGCGGTCTAAATGCCAAGGGTCGAGCGAGTGCCAAAGCAGAGGGCATGAACCTCAAGCCACCAGTAAAGTCAGGCGATAACCCACGCCGAGCCAGTTTTCTTGCACGAATGGGCAATATGCCAGGGCTAATGGAGAAAGACGGGAAACCCACCAGACTAGCGTTAGCCTTAAAAGCATGGGGCGCATCAAGCAAAGAAGATGCAAGGGCAAAAGCTAAGAATATCAGTGAACGCAATAAGTAAGCTAAACTCAATCTATCTTAAATCTAAGACCATTGAGAAAAGATATGGAAATCAGCAAAGTAGTGAAGTCTGGTGTACGACCTAAACCACCCGCAGCAGGGATCGGAAGAAAGAAGGGTAGCGTCAATAAAGCCACAAAAGCCTTTAGAGATACCGTTACAGCCCTACTTGAGAACAATTCTGAGAACGTTGGCAAATGGCTAGAAACCGTTGCTCATGGCGATGGCGATCAAGTTAAACCAGACCCAAAGGGTGCTTTGACGCTTATTGCTCAGTTGGCAGAGTTTGCCTCACCTAAACTTGCACGAACCGAACATAGTGGCGTGGATAACACTCCAATTGAAATGGTGGTCAAGTGGCAAGACGGGAAGTAACGCTGCCCTATTCTCCAAGGGGTGCGTTCAAGTCATTCCACAACCGCACCGAACGTTGGGCTTGCTTAGTTGCACACCGACGAGCCGGTAAGACAGTTGCAGCCATTAACGACATTGTTCGTGCTGCGCTCATGTGCAAAAGCACAAATCCATTATTTGCGTACATTGCGCCATTTCGCAGCCAGGCTAAGTCCGTGGCTTGGGATTACCTCAAACACTTTGCTCGACCTGTCCTTGCGTCTAGCAACGAGGCAGAACTGACCATTGAATTGGTAACTGGCGGCAAGATACGCTTGTTTGGGGCTGACAACGCAGATGCTATGCGTGGGTTGGGCTTTGATGGCGTGTTCATGGATGAGTATGGTGACTTCAGACCTAGCGTATGGGGTAACGTCATTCGACCAACATTGTCAGACAAGCAGGGGTGGGCTGTGTTCGCTGGCACACCAAAGGGTAAGAACCAGTTTTGGCAAATATTTGAAACAGCCAAAAAAACGCCTAATGAGTGGTTTCACCTTGTCCTAAAAGCTAGTGAATCTGGGCTACTACCTGAAACAGAGCTACGGGCAGCTGCCGCACAAATTAGCGATGACCAGTTCCTACAAGAGTACGAGTGTTCGTTTGAGGCGGCTATTTTGGGCGCTTTCTATGGCGAGGCTTTACGCAAGATCACGGACGCTGGGCAAGTTAGGCGTGTTGATTATGACCCGCACTTGCCAACGCACACGGCTTGGGACTTGGGTTACAGGGATGACACGGCAATTTGGTGGTATCAAGTTGTGCGTGGTGAAATTCATATCATTGATTATTTTGCAATAAGTGGTGCAAATATTGAAGAAATCGCTAAAATAGTGACAGGAAAGCCGTATAAATACGGAAAACATCACTTACCCCACGATGCGCGAGCTAAAACACTCGCAGCAGCAGGCAAGTCGGTGATTGAGCAATTAAGTGAGTTTTTGGGCATCAACAACATGGCGATTGTGCCGGACTTGGGCGTTCAAGACGGTATTCAGGCAGTCAGGCAGATGTTGCCGCAATGTTGGTTTGATGCTGAACGAACGCATGACGGGCTAGAGGCACTCAGGCAGTATCAGCGAGAGTATGACGAGGATAAGAAGGCATTTAGGCAAACACCAAGGCACGACTGGACAAGTCATCCGGCAGACGCTTTCCGAATGTTAGCGATTGCGTGGAGGCTAGAGCCAAAGGTTAAACCGCCAGACGTGGTCAAGCCGCTAATGGTTGGCCCTGAGAACACAGTAACACTTGAAGATATGTGGGCATCCCACAAACCAACTAGGAGTAGCAGATTATGAGTGGCGTAAATCAACCTTACCGTTATCAGTATGAACACGTTGGCGTAAGCGCAACAAACCAAGTATTAGGCGGCACAGGCGCAAAGGGTGACTACATTCATCGCTTAGTCTGCACCGTGTCAACAGCAGCCACCGCTGCCGTGTCAATTGTTGATGGGTCGCTTGCATTGCATACGGTATTGCCGAACAGCCCGGGCAATGGGATTGGGGTCTATAACATTGAATTAGACGCAATTTCAGCCAACGGGCCGTGGAAGATTAACACCGGTGCAGGCGTTGAAGTCATGGCAATTGGGATTTTTAGCGCATAAGAGGTTCTAAATGGAAGCTCTAACCGGCGTTCAAAAGTGGCTGAATTGCATCAGCAGCTATGACAACGAGTTTAAAAAGTGGGAAGCTCGCGCAAATAAGATCGTTAAGCGTTACCGTGACGATAATCGCAATCAGAACACAAACGAAACGGCTAAATTCAACATTCTGTGGTCTAACGTTCAGACGCTAATCCCTGCCGTATACGCTCGATTGCCAAAAGCAGACGTTGCTAGGCGGTTTGGGGATAGCGACCCTGTTGCCCGTGTTGCCAGCCAGCTCATTGAACGTGCGCTAGATTTTGAGGTAGAACACTACTCCGATTTCAGATCGACAATGAAACACGCAGTCGAAGATCGCTTCCTCGGTGGGCGTGGCGTGGCATGGGTTCGCTATGAACCACACGTTCGCACTCAAGATATGCCTGAAGATGGGTTGCAGGTAACTGAGGACGTGGACGAAGTTGACGCTAAAGAAACCATGACGCTAGATGGCGCCATGGGTGAAGAAGAACAACAAGACGAGATTGAGTACGACTGTGCGCCTACTGACTATGTGCATTGGAAAGACTTTGGGCACTCAGTAGCTCGGACATGGGAA